CTCCTCCTGCCTGCCCTGTTCCCCCAAGGTTGTTAGTACCCGCTGTGGCTCCATTGCCTCCGTTACCGCCACCGCCTACTGAATATGGTTGTGAAAAAGGTTGTGATATTGAAAAACTGTAAACACCAAAAGCTCCAGCACCTCCTGATCCTCCTGGGCCTCCTGCCATGTTATCGCCAGCTCCACCGCCACCGCCTCCGCCTCCGCCACTTCCAGCGTAAGCTAAGACTGAGCTAGCATTATTTGCAGCAGTGTAAGTACCACTTGTGCTTCCAGCTTTTGTAAGGACTGGTGAAAATCCACCGCCTCCTGCAGATCCACTTGATGCAGAAGTAATTCTCCCTTGAGCATCAACAGTAATGTCAGCAGTCGTGTAAGATCCTGCAGAAACTGAAGTGTCTGCAAGTTTATCTGCAGTTACAGCGTCATCTGCAATCATATCTGTTTGTACTTGAACTTCGCCAACTGCACCAGCTGATACAGCTCCTATAACTCTGTTTGCAGTTGTGGTGTCTTGAATTTTTGCGTAAGTTACAGCATCATCTG